AAGACACCGTCTACGACGACAGCGAGCCGAAACGCCGCAATTTTAAAATCCAACTAGGAGCAAATCATGCAAACCATCAAAATCAACGACGACAACACCCTGACCATCGAGCTTTCCACCGGCGAGCGCTACACCCTGCGCGAGCCGCTGGCCAAAGACATGGAGGGCTTGGGTCAGGATTTGATTAAAGTCAAACATACCGATACCGTCCAAAAGCTGCTGGGCAAAATCTCAACGCCGCCGCTGACGCGTGTCGCCTATGGCAAATTGAGCATGTCAGACGCTCAAGTTTTGAATGTTGCCATTGATTTTTTTTCAGCGCCGCCGTCAGCCAAAGCCGAGATGGAGGCAGCCTTGCAGGACTTGGGCTACTCCCAAAGCTCAAATTCCGAGCCGACCACGTCGGCAGAATCCTAAGCGGCGAAGCCGACATCTATCAGGCGGCGGCCGACGAAGAGAAAAAGTATTACAACCTAATCAACGACTGCCTCGCCCAATGCGCGGCGACATTCGGCAGCCTCGACAAGTTCGAGCAATGCAACATCGCCGAGCTGATTGAGTGGACAAATAAAGCCATCCAAATCAACACGCCCGAAGAGTAAACAAAGGCCGCCTGAATATTTCAGACGGCCTTTTGTAATCAAAAACAGGAAACATCATGTCTAAAAGCCTCGAATTAAAAATAATCATGTCGGCCACCGACAAAGCCAGCGCCGCTTTTAAAAAGCTGCGAGAGGGCGGCAACGTTTTAGCGCAAAGCCTGAAAAAGGCAGAGGCAGAATTACATGACCTAGATAAAGCCCAAGAAAATCTATTAAAGAAAAGCAAATTAAACAAAGAATTAAAAGAAAACGGCAAAGCACTAAGAGAAAACGCCGCCGAAATCCGCCGCCTGAATAACGAAATCGCCAAAACAGGAACAGCGAGCAAAGAGCAAGAAAAAGAATTAAGCGATTTGACCAAAGCAAACAAAAAGCTGACACAGGCGCAAGAGAAAAACTGGGAGAAAGTCAGAAAACTTGACCAGGCATTATCCGCCGCCGGTATCACGGCCAAAACATTCTCAAACGCCCAAGACCAATTAAATAAAAAACACGACGCGGCATCGAAAGCGGTAGAAAAGCAACGCTTGGCATACGAAAAATTACAAAACGCCCAAAACAAAGCCGCCGCCGCCAAAGCCCAAATGACAGAAGCCGGAATGCGCGCCGTCGGCCTGATGTACACCGCGCGCGGCATCGCCGACACCACGCGCAACGTCCTATCCGCTCCGGTCAAAGCCTACGCCGAAACAGAAACCGCCTCCACCGACCTGCGCGCCGCTATGATGGACAACACCGGCAAAGTCTCCGCCCAATACAAAGACATCGACAATCTGGCCACACGCTTGGGCGACCGCCTGCCGGGAACGACCGCCGATTTTAAAAACCTGATGACCATGCTGATCCGTCAAGGCATGAGCGCGAAGACCGTTTTAGGCGGCACAGGCGAAGCCGCCGCCCTCTTGGCCGTCCAACTCAAGAAAAGCCCAGAAGCCGCCGCCGAGATGGCCGCCAAGCTGCAAGACGCAACGCGAGGCACAGAAAAAGAAATGCTGGCCATCATGGACCAAGTCCAACGCCTTTACTACGCAGGCACGGACGACAGCAACATTTTAGGCGCGTTTTCCAAACTCTCCCCTGCCCTAGATACCCTCAAAATCAAAGGCGAATCCGCCATGAAGATGATGTCTCCGCTCGTCGGTATGCTTGACCAAGCAGGCTTGTCGGGCGAATCGGCAGGCAACGCCATGCGTAAAGTATTCACGCGCATGATGGATACCAAAAAAATCGCCAAAGTCACAAAAGGGACAGGGCTGTCTCTCGACTTTACCAACGGCCAAGGCGAATTTGGAGGCTTGGATAAAATGTACGAGCAGCTCGCCAAATTAAAAGCCGTCAACACCGAACAACGCCTCAAGATTCTGCAAGGCATCTTCGGCGATGACGCCGAGACACTCCAAGCCCTGAATACCATGATCGAAAAAGGCAAGGATGGGTATGAAGAATTTGCCAAAAAGATGGAGGCGCAAGCCAGCCTCAACCAGCGCGTAAATGACCAATTAGGCACACTGACCAACTTATGGGACGCGGCAAGCGGTACGTTTACCAACTTTTTAGCCAAAATGGGCGAATCCATCGCGCCCGAATTAAAAGAGCTGACCAAATGGATCGGCGACATCAATGAGAAATTAAGCAACTGGGCGGCAAAAAATCCAGAGACCGCCAACACCATCATGAAAATCGCCGCCGCCATCGGCATTTTTCTGACCGCCATCACAGGCATCGGCGCGGCCATTTCCGCCGTCCTCGTCCCCATCGCCCTGGCTAAATTCTCATTCTTCAGCCTCTTCGGCGTATTTTCAGGCGGCGGCGGCGCGATTTCCACGATTATCGGCTGGCTTGGCCGTCTGGGCATGGCGCTGCTAGGCTTCGGCGCAAAAGCGGCGGTTTTCCTCGTAACCAACCCTTTCGGCTGGGCCATCCTCGCCGTCACTGCCATCGTTTTGCTTTGGCGCAACTGGGAGACCGTCAAATCAGCCCTGATTGCAGGCTGGGAATGGATAAAAAAAGTATTCCAACAAAATCCCCTGCTCGCCGCCTTTACCGGCCCGATCGGCTGGCTCATTGCCCTGCTCGCAAACTGGAATAAAGTCAAAGCCGCGCTGATTAGCGGCTGGGAATGGATTAAAAAAACCTTTTCCGGCAATAACCCCATCGCCATCGCCATGACTGCCGCGATGGGTCCCATCGGCGCAGTCATCAACAGTTTCAGAATCCTGCGCTCCGCTGCCGTCGGCGCGTGGGAATGGCTCAAAAAGGCCACCTCCGCCAAAGCCCCGGCAACACCGCCCAGCATCGGCATTCCAAATCGCGGCTTTTCCGTCGGCGGCTACACAGGCGCAGGCGGCGTCCACGAAGCCGCAGGCGTTGTACACAAAGGCGAAGTCGTCTTTAACCAGCGCGACGTCGCCAAATTCGGCGGCTGGCAGGCAGTCGAAGCCATCCGACGCGGCGGCGCAGGCGTACTCGCCAACATCGGCAATCGCTTGGGCTTGGGCTTTTCAGACGGCCGCCAAGCCGCCCTGCCCAGCCCGACCCGATTCAATTCCGCGCCCCACGCCGTCAGCATGGCAGGCGACAACATCACAATCAACGTACACGCCGCGCCGGGCATGAGCGAGCAGAGCCTTGTCAACGCCATCATGGCCAAGCTCGAAGCGCGCAGCCAAGCCAAGCAGCGCCGCCGCAATTCCTCATTTTTTGATAAGGATTAAATCATGGTTTTATTAGGCAGCCTGGGCATGTTCGTGTTTTTAATGCGTACCATACCCTTTAATCAATACAGCCGCAGCCAGGCATGGAAACACCCAAACCAAGCAACCGTCGGCACCATGCCGCCTGCCCAATTTACAGGCAAAGACCCCGAAGAAATGACAATCGAAGGCGAGCTGCGCCCCGAAGTCACAGGCGGCACAGGCAGCATTGAAGCCCTGCGCATGATGGCGGCCACCGGCAAGCCATACACCCTCATCATGGGCCACGGCAAAATCATGGGCAGCTACGTCATCACAAACATCCAAGAGCGTGGAAGCCAGCTAAACCGAGACGGCAGCGCGCGCGCCATCTCGTTTTCCATGAGCTTGAAGAAAGTTTCCGACAGCGCGCTAGGCCTCGAGGGCGGCGCCCTCAACGTCGCCGTCTCCGTCGTCCGAAACCTGACAGGGATTTAAACCATGCAATTAAATTTTGATTCCATCAGCGCGGCCGCCCAAAAAGCCGCCGCCAAGATCTTTGACGAAGTCAGCGGCAAAAACGCCCGACACCTGACCCCACAAGCCGAGCTGACCATAGACGGCCGCCGCTTTGGCACGCAGGCAATGAGCCGCATCATCAGCATCAGCCTGACCGACAAGCGTGGCTTTGAAGCCGACGAGCTGACAATCGAGCTTGACGACCACGACGGCACAATCGCCATCCCCAAAACAGGCAGCAAAATCACGCTAAAACTAGGCTATAAAGAAACTGGCCTCGTCGAAAAAGGCGAATATCTCGTTTCCGAATTTACCGCATCAGGCAGCCCAGACCGCCTAAGTATTACCGCGCGCGCCGCCGACCTTGCCGAAGCCCTCGCCGAGCAAGTCGAGAAAAGCTGGCACAAGCAGACGCTCTACCAAATCATCGAGACCATCGCCCAAAAACACAAATACGAATACATCATCAGCAAGGATTACCAAAGCCAAAAAATCGAACACATCGACCAGACCAACGAATCCGACGCGTCCTTTATGAGCCGCCTCGCCGAGCAGTACGACGCCATTGCCACCATAAAAAACGGCAAGCTCTTATTTATCCCGGCAGGCGAGAGCCAAACCGCCAGCGGTCAGCCCATCCTACCCACCACCATCACGCGCGCCAGCGGCGACAGCCACAGCTTTACCTACTCCAGCAGCAACAGCTATCAGGCAGTGCGTGCCTATTACACCGACAAAAAAACAGGCCAAAAAAAAGAGGTCATCGTCAACAAAGACAACGCCTACCCCAATAAAAAAACCACCCAGCAAACCAAGACCGTCAAAGGCAAAACATTCAAAGCCAAGAAAAAAGAAAACGACAACCAAAAAGTTAACACGGAAGGCCAAAAAATCAAAACCCTGCGCCATCTGTATGCCACAGAAAGCGGCGCATGGTCAGGCGCGCGCGGCGCATTTAAAAAAATACAGCGCGGCGTTGCCGAATTTAGCATTACACTCGCCGTCGGCCGCCCCGACCTCTACCCCGAAACGCCTGCCGTCGTAAAAGGATTTAAGCCCGAAATCGACGCGGAGGCTTGGCTGATTACCGAGGTTTCGCATAAAATCGACAGCGGCGGCTATACCGCAAGCATACAATTTGAAGCGCGCATCGTCCCCGACATCACGCTCTACGAAGACGCGCCGACAAACAACTTTCAGCCGACAGGCGAAACTACGGAGATTCTAAAAAATGGAAAACAAAACTCATGATCCCTATTCATGGATTGACCGACAAATCCAATACTGGCAGCAAAAAAGCCGCGAAGCCAGCGAAGCCGCCGACATCGAGGCATACAACCACGCCGCGCGCGAACTCGCCAATTATCAAGCCATGCGAAAAATAAAATATTAGCCCGACAAAAAGGCCGTCTGAAATTCAGACGGCCTCTATTTTTAATTCGATTTCTGCTCAAGATATTTAAGCAGCCGCAGCCATTTCGTGTGCGGCATATTCGCATAGCTGCTCAATGCCGGGCTGGCTTCCCATCGCTGCGCGGTTGTCAAGGACGTTTCCGTAATATCCGCGACGGCCTGCTGCGTCAGCCCATACTCTTGGCGCAGGGCTTTGAGATTATTGGGCGTGAGCCTAATTCAAACTGGTCAATCAT